AACTCTGGAAAAGCCAAAACCAAAATCTAAGCCCAAAAAGGTAAAACTCAATGGCGATAACTCTTGATGCTACTGTTGGCGGTGCTAACGCAAACACTTATATAACTCTTGCTGATGCAAACACATTTATTGAGGGTTTAATTCTCAGTGATGACGCTGCCGCATGGGACGGCTCAAGCAACGATAATAAAAACAGAGCTTTGTTTACAGCAGCCCAAAGAATAGACAGAGAGAAGTTTTTGGGAGCTAGAGTAGATGATACTCAAGCTTTGGAGTGGCCTAGATCAGGAGTAAGGAAACCTGACACATACACCAACTTGTATGGTTTAAGCTTTCCAAATAGATTAGTTGCTGATTATTACCTTGATACTGAAATCCCAGACAGGGTAAAACACGCACAGGTTATCTTGGCTGTATATCTAAACAACAATAGGAACGGGTTAGAACTAAGCGGCTTGGAGGACTTTGCTGCTGTAAGTATTGGAAATATAAATGTAACTCCTAGATTTTATGGGGCTACTGGTATTGATCGTATTCCACCGATAGTTGATCATTACTTGATGGGTATTAGAATAGGTGGAAGAGCAAACTTATCAATCAAGAGGTCTTAAAGTGAACTACGGCTACCAATACCCAGCAGGGTTAATCATTACAAATACTGCAACCCATACAGGCAGATTTGGTAAGGTGCATTGTTTGGCAGATGCTGAAGCAACTTTTGTAGCTGAAAATCTTACAGAAAATGGTTCTGCAACTATTAACGGCATCACAATGAAAGCATCAACAGAAGTTGAAGGTGTAATTACAAGTATCACTCTTGCAAGTGGTCAAGTTATAGCTTATTCATTATGAGTCTTGCTAATGCACTAAAAAAAGCTGCTAGTGCTTCATTAAAGAAGCTTGGTGGTGATGTGACTATCAGACAAGTAACAGCAGGGGCATACAATACCACTACTGGAGCTATTTCAGAATCTACATCTGATACAACTATCAAAGGTGCATTAAGTAATGTGTCAAGAAATCAAGTTAATGATTTGATTGAGTCACAGGATAAATTGCTTACTATATCTGCTGGGGATCTTACCTTTGTGCCTACAACAAAAGACAGAGTTGTTATAAGTAGTGTTGAATTTAAAATCGTTCAAGTTGTTATAAATGAGCAAAATAATACACCAGTAAGTTTTGATCTTATCTTGAGGTAAACATGACAAGAAAAATATCTATTACTGAGATTCCAGATGTAATGGAAGATGCAATAGTATTTCTTGTACAGGCAACTACTTTGGAATGGACATCAAGAGTGAAAAAGGCTACACCAGTTGATACTGGTAGGCTACGGAACTCATGGCAGACAAGGATTAAACCAACTAGCGGAACCATAATCAATAACTTACCCTATGCAGAGCCAGTTTGTTATGGTGAAAACCTACCCCCATCATGGAAGGGACAATTTAGAACAAGACAAAACACACAAGCTGGATTTCCAGAACTAATAGCAAAAGAATTACAGAAATGGGCTGATGATGAATATGAAAAAATTAAACGGAGGTTATAGTGGCTGCTACAGATTTAAATACAGTTCGATCCACAATAGAGGCTAGGTTAGCTACAGAGCTTGCTTCAAGCCCAGCAATCCCTGTTGTATTTAACAACATGACCTTTGACTCCACAGCAGAAGATACTTTTGTTCAATGCGTCACAAGCTTTGGAAATAACTCATATCTAACTCAGGGAGGAACAACAGACTCTGACAATCAGATTGATGGTCTTGTTTTATTGAATGTTTTTACAGAGGAAGGTTTAGGGGCAGGGTCTAACTTTACAATTTGCAAAAGACTTAGGGACTTATACAATAGAATTACAGTATCGAGTGTTATTTTTGATGCACCTATTGGCCCTGAGATTCTTACCTCTAGTCCAGAAGGTAAGTTTCAAACTCAAATCAGAGTAACATTTACAATTTATGAGGATCTTTAATCATGCCAAAGCTTGTTATTACAGATGAAATGTTAGACGCTATCGAAGCTGTCAAAGGTGTAAGAGATCCACAATACTGGGATCCTAATTGCAAAAGATATATGGAGAGTCAACAAAAATCTAAAAAAGATGTAAAAACTTCCGAAAAGAGTTAATATATTTATAAATCTTTCTTTTTTTTGTCATGGCAGCTATTAGAGGTGATGTTGGCAAGATCATGTTCCATAATGCGGCTGGTACTGAAGCCGATATTGCTGGAACTAGATCATGGTCATTATCAGTTTCAAAGGATACTTTAGAAACTACAGTTCAAGGT